CGCAACTTCCTACAAACTGCCGAGATATCGTTTGCCCTGGAGGTCAGCGCAGATTAGAGGGCGAACAAGGTAAGGACTTGATTCCCCAAGCGACTGTAAAGCTATGTCATACATCTCATCAAACAACAATCGATTCTATGTTGCCTTGGAGCAGAGTTACGGCAACGCGGCGGTCATGACCGCTGGGAATCGAATACCGGCCGTCAAGTTGACGGCGCAACAACGACCTGAGAAAGTTCAGCGGAAGGACAAGACGGGATCACGAACGTTCGTTGGGAATCCAAGCCCACTCAGAAACGACACGACTTTCGAACTGACGACGTACATGACAAACTGGGCTGACCAGACGACTCTGCCTGCTTACTGGCCGCTATTGCAAGCCTGCTTGGGCAGTAATGCGATGCAATCGTCGGGGGGGACGGTTGCGTCGGCGTCGAACCCTTCCACGATTGCGTTCTCTAGCCCGCACGGCCTGGTTCCCGGGCAAGCCGTGGTCAGTGGCAATGAGATTCGTTTTGCGGCGGCCATCGTAGATAGCCAAACAGTACAAGTTAATGCTCCCTTTAGCGCAGCGCCGGCAACCGGATCGCAAACCGGGATCACGGCGGGGCTTCAGCCGGCCGACGACCTCGGCAGCGTTACTATTTTCGATTATTGGAGTCCCGGAACAGCCGTGCAGCGAATCCTGCCGGGGGCTGCGGTGGACACATTCACAGTTGCGGTAAACGGAGACTTTCACGAGTTTGTGTTTGGGGGGCAAGCACAGGACTTAATCGACAGCTCCAGTTTTGTCAATGGCCAAGGTGGATTGACGGCTTTTCCGGCAGAGCCCGCGGTCTCAGCCATCAACTACGCGATTGTGCCTGGCCACCTTGGGCAGGCCTGGCTGGGTAGCACCCCGAACCAGTTTTTCACGTTGACCAAGGCCAAGGTTTCTTTTCAGAACAACCTGGATCTTAGAGCGCGCGAGTTTGGAACGAGTTTGCCGCTGGCCATTGCGCCCGGGGAGCGGACAGTTACGCTGGACTTCAGCATCTATCAACAGGATGACGAGGCGACAGCGGCTTTGTATCAAGCGGCGCGCCAGAGGTCACCGATCGGAATCATGCTTCAGCTTGGCCAGCAACAGGGGCAACTGTTCGGCGTCTACATGAAGAGCGTGATTCCCGAAGTGCCGGAATTTGACGACTCCGATAAGCGCCAGCAGTGGCAATTTCAATCGTGCCGAGCGCAGGGGAGCATGGATGATGAGATTTTTGTGGCGTTTGGCTAAAGGCAAGCGGGTCAAGACCTGCGAACTCCGGGGACAAAAGTCCGAGAACGGGACGGCGACCTATGACAGCGTATTGAAGATGCAATCCAAGGTAATGCCGGTTGTTACGTTTGTGATCAACCGGATTTCGTTCGGACGACGGATGGAACTGGCGAGGCGAGTGCGGGAGATCAGCCAGCGAATAGAGTTTCTCGAGGCTGGAAATCAGTTGCAGGAGAAAATTGAAGCGAATCTGCTGCGGCACGAAATCGAAGCCACCTATCTCCGCTGGGCCTTGGTCCGCATCGGCGGCTTAACGATTGACGGAGAGCCAGCGACTGTGGAAAGTTTACTCGATAGGGGTCCAGAAGAGCTCACGCACGAAATCGTCGCCGCCATCAAAGCCCAATGTGGGTTAAGTGAAGACGAAAGAAAAAACTGATTGTCGCTTTCCATTTTCAGTTTGCGAATCGAGCCGCGTGGAAATGCGACACCTGCAGGGCGAGCGGCTTGGAGTCGCGGCGGCGTTGCGGGTGGCTAACTAGGGAGTCTAACGCGACGTCCAATTCGATCATTTGGGCCCGCGGTAAAGTGTCCGCACCACGCTGTCCGATTTCTTACATTACGCCAGAAAGCATCACGCTTTTGGAGGAGTATCACGTTTGGAAACTGTTTGGAAGGGCGGACTACCAGCGCCTGCCGGCACGGTTAGTAGAAGCGATGTTCATCTTGGAAAACGAGCTGAGAATGGAGCAGAGCGATGGCCAGAAGTGAATGGCAAGAGTTACTGGGCCACAGCGGAGCCGGCAACACTTCTCTGAGCGATATGGTTCGCGAAATAGAGAGCAGCACATCGTCGGGTTCGAGTAGTGCGGGAAGTCTGAGCGGCATCGGCTCGGGAGGAAACAGTTCCGCTGGTTTGCAGCAGGGCTCAAGCAATGAAATGGTGGAGCAGATGTCGTCGCTAGTCTCGCAGATTTCGAGTCTCAACTCCACCCAGCAGGCGGCAATCACAGCCATTCAAGGCAACACACAGGCCGTGACGCAGAATACGTCCTCGAAAGGCAGTGGAAGCTCCGTCGCGAGCCAAGCTGGTGGCATGGCGGAGAGCTTGTTCGGAGGCGCTCTGAGCCTGTCGCCCATCCTAAGCGGGATCATGTCGCTGTTTTCAGGAGGCAGCGGCGCTCCGTCGACACCGATGGCGCCCTTCATGCTGCCGGCACCCGTGCAATCCCAAGCCGGCTTGACGGGATCTTCCGGCGGATCAGCGGCGCCAGTTAGCTACGCAGCAGGCGGCCAGCCGCGGGCGCAAGCGACGCCGCAGGCAACACAGGTCACTGTCCAGGTGAACGCGATGGACAGCCAGTCGTTCTTGGACCACAGCGACGACATTGCGAACGCCGTGAGAACGGCGTTGTTAAATTCGAACGCACTCGGCGACGTGATTTCCGATCTCTGACATGAGCCAGTTTCCCACCTTGAAAACCGGCGCTGTGATGCAGTATCCGGCGCGCAGGAGCGTCCGATTCTCCACTACGGTTGTGCGATTCATGGATGGCTCCGAGCAAAGATACCGCTTGTATCAAACGCCCCTGCACTGTTGGACCGTCCAATTGGATCTACTCGATGACAGCGAACTGCACCAGCTTCGCGAGTTCTTTCGCAGTCAAAGCGGCCAATTTGCCAGTTTCTCGTTTACCGATCCGTGGGATGGCACAGTCTACCCAACCTGCACGCTGAGGAGTGACAGCATGAGCGACACGCTTAAAGATGTGTTCGACGGAAGAACATCGCTGACGATTCAAGAGAGCCGAAGCTAAATGTTGTACTATCCACAGCTCGCGACCGGATCGGTGTCCCAGTTCCCCGTCGGCCGAACCATGCAATTGCGGACGATCACCAATCAGATGCTGGGGGGAGACAACATTAGAGCGTCCGATACGGGGGCCGGAGCAGTCCGCTGGCAACTGCAATACGCGGGATTGACGGACGCCGAATGGACATCAATCGATCAACTATTCGAAGCTGTCGAGGGCCAACTAAGCACTTTCACGTTTCTCGATCCCACTGACAATCTGCTTTTGTGGAGTGAGGACTGGACGCAGGCAGCGTGGAGCCCCGATCCGCTGATAACCCTGGGAACGGGGATGCAGGATCCTTTGGGCGGTAGCAACGCGATGCAGATTACCAACAGCGCACAGACGACGCAAGGCGTCATGCAGGCGACGGCGGGCCCAAGTTGGTTTCAATACTGTTTCAGCTTGTCCCTCAGAAGTGATGTACCCTGCGTTGTTCAATTGGTCGTTTCCACGGCCGGCCAAGTTTGGACGAGTCCAGTCAATGTTGGACCAAACTGGACACGCACGGCCGGGAGCACAAGTCTTTCAGCGATTCAGGACGGAGTTAGTTTTGGAATTCAATTGCCGGCTGGAGTCCAGGTTTACGCCTTCGGCGCACAGGCAGAGGCGCAGCCCGCGGCGGGACCTTACAAGAAGACGACCGATCTGGCGGGCGTATATTCGAACGCTCGTTTCGATTCTGACGCGCTTTCGAGAACGACGGATGCGCCCGATCAGAATTCGACCGTTATAAAGCTAATGAGCAGCCTATCTTGACGAGCCGGGGCGATCACTTCGATGGCGACAACTATCAATAACCTGAAGGAACAGGAAACGCCCGGCACGCCGCTTTTCATTTTTGATTGCACTTTGACCTCTGGGGATCTGCAGCAGTGGAGTACCCACAACGTCACGGTCAATAGTCAGAACTATTCCGCCCGGGTGCTTCGACACAACGCTTTCGATCTCACTTCGTCACCGGAGGCTGCTACGGATGGCGTGTCGCGGATCTCCGTCACGCTTGCAAACGCGGATGGGATTCTGTCGGAAATTGAGCGCAATGTAGGGTGGAAAGGCGCTCAGCTGATAATAACGTTTCTGTTTTTCGATTTGACGAACGGTGTTCCCGCCTCCGACACGCAGGTTGTATTTCGAGGTGTCGCGAACCCGCCGGATCAATCCACTGAGTCGACGATGCGGCTCAGCTTTACGAACCGGCTGAATCTGCAGCGGGTTTATCTTCCTGACATCACCATTCAAAAACGTTGCCCCTGGACGTTTCCCGCCACGGCAGCACAAAGGCAAGAAGCGGTTGCAGGCGGCAGCAAGGGACCGTTCTCACCGTTTTACAGGTGCGGCTATTCTGCCGACCAGACCAGCGGAACAGGGACACTATCGGCGAGCGGACCGTATACAACTTGCGACTATTCACGCACGCAGTGTCAACAGCGCGGAATGTTCAGCACGGATGCGAACAATCAAGTCACGCGAAGATTCGGGGGCATCGAGTTCTTACCACCTGCGATTCAAGTTCGAAGCTACGGCGAAAAAGGGTCATATCTCTCGATCCCGCTTACAAATCAGGCTCTCTACAACGACTTCGTTCCGCTAATTTACGGCACGGGCTGGTATGAACCGCCGATTGTTTTCGCACGCAATGATGGAAACCTAACGCACTTCGAAGTGTTACTGGGAGCGGGCCAACTCACGGCTGTTCTTACAGTGGTGGTGAATGATATCGAAATCCCGGTCGGTGTAAGCGGAACTAACATGACCTCGACGGGGTGGTACAACGTTGTTACCCTGGGCACCCGGAACGGCAACTTTAATCCAGACTTCACCGATTCATCCGGAAACCCGCTCGGCGATCCTTATGGAAGCATGGGCATGATGGCTGTAGTTGTGCCGAACGGTATCTCCAATGGGACCTCTCTGCCGGTGATTGAAGTTCTCATTCAAGGGATGCAACTCGCGACGTTCGATTCGAACGGGAATCCCCTGGGAAGCGCATTCACAAACAATCCGGCATGGGTTCTGCTCGATGTTCTGCTGCGAAGCGGGTGGACAACCGATCTACTGGACTTGGCCAGCTTCGCGGCAGTAGCTCAACGTTGCAATGCACTGGTGCAGACGACCGATCTGAACGGGAACCAAACATCGATTCCGCGGTATCAATGCAACCTGATATTGACAAGCCGGCGGAGTGCCGGAGATGTCGTTCGAGGCATTCGTAACGCCTCCGCGCTGTATCTCAGCTTCGACACCAATGGGTGCCTTCAGTTGAATGGCGAAGATACGCTGGCCGCACAGCAGCCCACCCAAGCAGCTGGCAGTAACAGCACCGAGACGCTCAATGGAGGGTGGCCGGCGTACGAATTTGGCGATAGCTTTTCGGGCATCGTACGGCGTGACAGCGGTGAGACCTCCTTGACGATCACCTCGCGCAGCACGGCGGATACACCCAATCAATACACGGTCGAATTCCAGGACGAGTTCAATGAGTACCAGCAAGACAGCCTTTCGTTAGTGGATATCGATGACGTCTTAGTGAGCGGCGGGGAGGTAACCGTTAGCCTGGCTGCGCTCGGACTACCAAACTTTGATCAAGCCACGAGGGCTACGGCGCTGCAGTTGTACAAGTCAGTCTATGGAAACACGTATGTTGAATTTGAGACCAGCGTCAAAGGCGTAGGCCTGAGGCCCGGCGATCTGATCGCGCTCACTTATGCAAGGGAAGGCTTCAATCGTCAACCGTTCCGGATCACTAAGATTTCTCCCGGCCTGAACTTCATGACGGCCGTGATCACTGCACAGCTTCACGACGATGCGTGGTATACCGCAGCAAATTCTGGATCGGCGGGCTTGGGCCGGCAAGCAGCCTTTGAATTGGGGCTGCCACGGCCGCTAGTGGGCAGCGTCTTTGACAGCAACGGCGTCGAACAGTTCGGAATAACGGAGTCATTCACGACGAGCAGCGACGGAAGCATCGTGGTCGAATTGGCGGTGGCATTTTCAGTGCCTGCGCAACCAACCACCAGCAATGCGGGAATTCCGTTGGTGGGACTCAATCCTCAGGTATCCACTACCGCAGGCACTCTGTCCGGTGGACAAACGTTCTACTACGCTATCAGCGCACTGGACCAGAACGGCGCCGAGAGCGCGCTTTCGTTTACCGTCATGGCGAGCATCCCGGCCGGAACGAACACAAACCAAGTGACGTTGGCCAGTCTTAGTTTCTCGGCCGCGGCGACGAGTTTTGATGTTTACCGAGGCGCGAATCCGGCTCAGTTGTTGCGGATCGCGTCGAACGTCGCGATCGCCTCTCAGTTCACAGACTCGGGTCTGAGTCCGATTTTGCAGGGTCCCCCCGACTATAACTACGACCATGCCAATTTTTATTGGCGTCTGGAGCTACAACCGGCGGAAACCGCAGATATCTTTTCGGCAACCACAGTAGGCAACAGCACGCTTAACATGCTGCCAAACGAATATGCGGGCGCGACGGTGCGAATCGCCAATGGAACGGGAGCAGGGCAAGAGCAGACCATCGCCGCCAATAGCGCAACCACGATAACGACGACAACGAACTGGGGCATCGTGCCAGATGCAACCAGTACTTTCGTCGTGGCAGATTCGAGTTGGCAGTTTGGAGCCACCAGCAATGCCTCTCCAGTTTCATTTTCCGTTCCGAATCGGGAGGGCGTGACGATTCAGATTTCGGGCCGGGCGGCGAACGTGCTGGACGAAGAGAGCCCCTTCGAATTGTCGCCCCTTACCGATTGGCGAATCTCCGGATCGGCGGGCGACAATGTGGACACCGATGTTCCCGGCGTGCCCACATTCGGACTGTCCGCGATCGGTCAAGGCACTGTGGAGATTGCGGGCATCGGATTTACCAGCTTGGACAACACCATCACCATTAGCGCCGGAACATTGACGCTGGCTTATTGGGATGAATTGAACGGGCCATCCTCGATCGCTCTAAGCGCGGCGGTTGCTGATACGGACGGGACGGTGAATGTGGCAACAGCAGTTTCGGCGCAAGCGGGCGACTTGATCCAAATTGACTCTGAGATTTTGTCTGTCAGCGCTGCGGTAAGCAATGCAACTTCCGTTTCCGTGACACGCGGTGCGGAAGGAACCACGGCGGCGTCGCATGCGGCTCAGGGCTTGGTGTATCTCCTGGAGAAAAAGACCTTCATCATGCCGTTTGCACGGGACTTCATGGGAAGCCCAGCCAGCGGCAGCTATGCATATCCGGTGGTCATTCCCGACGTACGCATCGCCGCAGCCGAGCTATTCATGACCAACAGTCAAGGCAATAGTGATGTCGCCCGTGAATCGTTTACCTCGACAACCGACCTAGGCTTGCGGACGCTATCGGGCGGGCAACTCTCCATTCAAGTAGAGGGGCCGCTCGCGATCCAGACCGACGCGGCTCCGCCGCTAATTGTAGACACCGCACATTCCGTTCGCGACGCCTATGCCGTGGTCGGACAGCCGCCCACAGGCGCGCCAATCGCTCTGCAGATCACACAGAATGGCCAACCGTACTGCCAGCTCACGATTCCGATCAACACGACCATCTCCAACGTCGTGGATGGTTTTGCGCTCGGCCCATTACAAGCCCAGGCGCAGATCGGTCTCGACATCACAGCCGTCACGCAAACGGCTGGCGTCGCTCCGGGTAGCGATCTGACGGTGACCATTCGACTGTAGGTAGCATGGCTGAAACGCTCCAAAAGCTGCAGCCGGATCGCGATCTGCAATGTTACTTCTTTGAGCCATCCGCCATTGCGGCGCTCAGCAGCACCAGCCCTAGCGGATTCACAGTCTCCGGTTCGTGGCGGCAGCAGTTCGATTGGGCTGTGATCGAATGGAATCGAGACAATGTCTTCGAACATCCTGCTTTTCGAACATTGCCCGACGGCGATCTTAGCGGATTAACTCTCAGTTACTGCGAAACGCGGCAAAATTGCATTCCACTCGATTCGGATTTGTATGCCACAGTTGACTGGCCGAATCTTCGCGTTTGGGCCGATCCCGGCACGGGCGAGCAGGTCTACAGGGTCCCGATCACGAACTATGCCACACCGGTTGCCGGCAGCTATCAGTCCGCTACGGTTCAATTTCAACTCAGCGGCACGGTAACAGCCGGCGACTATGTCGGTCTTGCGTTCCTGGGCGAACATTATCCCTACTTGATGAACGCCGGCGACACGTTGGAATTCGCCATTCAAAACATCGTCGCGGGCGTGAACGCTTTTTCACCTACCATGCAAGCGGCCGGAAACGGAACGTCGATCACGCTGACCTATGTCGGATCAGACCAGACCGCGCAGAATTCCACTACGGGAGCCAACGGCAACGTGATCGGAGTGTATACGTACGTTTCTGGCGCAATCACTGAACAGTGGGACGCACCCTGGAGACTGTTGAGCGGTGGCACGTCGCCTTCACAATGGCAGATTACGCTTCCATTTGCTTCTCTGGCGGACCCCGTCTTGGGGACCATTCCGGCGAACGCTGTCCGTAAGTTGCGATGGACTTATTCCGCTGATCTTCAAGCCGGCGCATTTTCGCGAACCGAGTTCCAAGTGGTCGTATCGAACTGGACCGTCACCGGATCGGGCCAGGCATATTCGATCGCGGGACCAGGCAGCAGCCGAATCGAAGACAATTCCAGTCAGGTGCAGTACACGGGCGCTTGGACGAGTGCGAACGGCAATTACTCTGGCGGCACCATTCAGTCTACGAGTACGAACCAGTCCAGTCTCACCTGCAGCTATACGTCCGCCCAGCAACACTCTTTGTATCTCGGCACTAGGTTGATTGACGGCGGAACGGTGATCTCGATCTCAGTCGACGGACAAACGCCGGTCACCGTAAACTTGAACGTGCCGGGAGAAGATGTCTTGATTCGCACGCCGCTTGGGCAATTGGCCGCAGGTAGCCATACGATCTCCGCGACCCACGTAGGGACCGACGGCACTTACTTTTATTTCGATTTTCTTGAAATCGCGATCCCGGCCACGGAACTTCCCACCGAGGCCATCGAGACTACGCTGGCACTGGCTACTGACTGGGATACCGAACATTCACTCGCTCTCGCTCCTGAGCGCACGGCGTGGATGATCAACAGCCTCGGATTCCAAGGCCGGGCTAATCACTATGTGGGCGCGTTATGGTTCTATGAACTGGTCAACGAGGGTAATCAGTATGCCTCAGCTACGATAACCTTCACCGGTGCGCCTGACCCGAACCTCATCACCGAAATCATCATCGGTCAAACCGGTCAGCCGGCGTCAACGCAAAATGTAGTTCAACACTTGAACCTGGACGGAGACACAATACAGACACTGGCAACGGCCTTCGCGCTGCTGCTGAATGGAGGCTATACCGGGGTCCGCGCGGAGGCAAATGGCAACCAGTTAACGATCTACTCCCGCTCGCTGGGGTCAGACGGAAATGCGATCACGATTTCAACCAGCCCAAACACAACCAACCTGACGATTCAAACTTCAGGCGCGACCCTCTCGGGCGGAGTGGATGGTAGTTGGAATACGGATCTACAAGCTTTGCCGCGGCTCAACCGGGCCGCGAGAGATTGGAGTCTGAGCTTTCTAACCGCGCTGCAAGGCTACGGAATGGATGTGGTGGCGTCCTTCAGCATGGAGCTGGGAAATGGCGATTCGTCGGTAGCCGCGGGCATCGCGCAACGGTATCCCAGTCAGAACCCTGTTCTGCTCACTACGCCATCCCTGCAGACCAACTTCTCCCCTACCAGCATCGCGTTCTGGCAACAGGTCTATCAGGACATGGCGGGTATTCAGAACGCCGCCGGCTTGACTCCTTACCTGCAATTCGGCGAAGTCCAGTGGTGGTATTTCCCGGACGACGGCTCGGGAATGCCATTTTACGATGCGTATACTACCAGCACCTTCCAAACCCAGTACGGCCGTGCGATGACGGTGATCACAACCAACACTGTCGATCCCGCCACGATTCCACAAGAAGCTTCGTTTCTGCCAGGGCTGATCGGCTCCTTCACCAGTCAGGTTATGAGTTATGTTCGATCAGCTTATCCAAATTGCCGCTTTGAGGTTCTGTATCCGATCGACGTCAATAACACGCCGCTCAATCAGGTGATCAATTACCCACTGTCCGTATGGACGTCCGCGAATCTGAACTGTTTGAAGACCGAGAGCTTCACTTACACCTACGAGCGAAACCTCGACTTGAGCCGGACCAGCATCGAGGCCGGCGCCGCCTTCGGCTTTCTGCCGGCGGAACGAAGCCACCTGGTTGGGATTAGTGACCCCTCCACGGCCTGGCTGAAAGAGGCACGCATGGCGGAAGGTTACGGATTCGAATCGGTAGTTTTGTTCGCTCTAGATCAGATGTGCTTGATCGGATATTCCCTTCCCCTTTCGCGCGGCCTCCGCCGGAGCCTCTGGCAAGGCTAAGTGGCGCGCCGCCTCGAAGGTTCGCGGTACATTGAGTATGCACCGTGATCTCAGTTCAGAACGTCTCCAAGGTTTACCATCTCTACCGGCATCCGATCGACCGCATTCTCGGCAGCCTGGGAGGCGCTCCGAGAAGCACGGACTTTTATGCGTTGCGCAACGTGAACTTCCGCGTCGAACAGGGGGAAGTGTTCGCCTTAATCGGCCCCAACGGTTCCGGTAAGAGCACTCTGCTTCAAATCATCAGCGGGATATTGCAACCCACTACCGGACGCGTGCTTCGTAGCGGACGCGTAGCGGCGCTGCTGGAGCTGGGAGCAGGTTTCAATCCCGAATTCAGCGGGCGCGA